TCAATTTGGCAAGGGCACTTTCCTTCGCACCAGATTATGAACATTTCCGACGCCCCAGTTTCCCCCACGCCGTGTCTTGATCCCGCGCGCTGACAGTTCCGTCGCGATCGCGCGTAGCGAACTGTGCCCGGCCGCTCGGATATCAGCGACCACAGGCGCCAGGTCCGCGGCAAACGCTGCAGCATTCGCCGAAACAGTCGCTCTGAGCGCCGCACCTCCCTTCCCGGCCCGCCTCAGGCTTTCAGCCCCATTCGGGTTCCCCAGCTTCACCCCACGCGCCTTGGCCACCGCCAGCGCCTCCTTGGTCCGCCGTGAGATCGCCTCGCGCTCTGCCTGGGCCACGAGCGCCATGATCCCCACGGTCAGGTCGTTCGCCTCGGGCATGTCCACGGCCACGAACCGCACCCCACTGTCCCGCAGAGCCAGCAGGAAGGCAGCATTTCGGCTCAGCCGATCCAGCTTGGCAATCACCAGCGTCGCTCCGGTGACCTTCGCCAAGTGCAGCGCCTTCGCCAGTTCCGGCCGGTCGGCCTTGCGCCCGCTCTCGACCTCTGTGAAGCGGGCCAAGACCTCGGCTCCCCGGAAGGCCGCGAAGTCCTCAATCACCTTGCGCTGTGCCTCGAGCCCAAGCCCGCTCGCCCCTTGCCGCGCCGTCGAGACCCGCTCGTAGGCCACCAACCGCTGTCTAGTTGCCATGTCTGCCCCTGTACACAACTGCCTAACGTTCGTTGCGCAGTTACGTACACCGAGAGGCGCGACCGTCGTAGCGAGAAGTAGCGAGGGAGGCCAAAATAGCTGCAATAACAATGATCTATCGAGTTGATAGGTGCCGGGAGTAGAGCGAAGCTGATCGCACGGCAACTCACCTGCCCGGAGGATCGGACGATGGCCCGGAAGACCGCAGCGACGAACGAACAGGCCTTGGACGCCTTCCTTGCCGCGAAGGCCGAGATCGACTGGCTCCTTGCCGAGTTGGCTGCCTTGAGCGCGGACCACTTCCATGCCAGCCCGGACGACATCACCTGGGGCCACGTCGGAAGCGCGAACCACATCCGGGAGCGCCTCCAAGAGATCGCGAACTTCGCCTCCGGCAAGGGCTGATCCTATCCGCAAGCCCTTGGGAGGCTTGCAGAGCCCCACAGCCCGCCATACGCGGGTCCTGGCCTCGTAGAAGGGCTGGCATGCCGCTGGCCCGGACAAGGAGGCCACAATGGCACGTACCGCGAAGACCACGGAAGATACTGCAACCGAACCCGTCGAGGCATCGGACGCCGCGCCCACGACCACCGACACCGCAGCGCGCACGGCGCGGCCCGGCAGCAAGCTCGCAAAGGTGGTCGAACTGCTCGAAGGTGAGGCTGGCGCGACCATCGCCGAGATCATGGCCGCGACGAGCTGGCAGCAGCACACCGTGCGCGGAGCTCTTGCCGGATCCATCACCAAGAGGTTCGGTCGGATGCCCTCTTCGGAGAAGGTCGAAGGTCGCGGTCGCGTTTACAGGATCAAGACCCCTCAGACCTGATCCGAGATCACACCGCAAAGCGAAAGGGCGCCGTTCCTCCGGGGGCGGCGCTTCTCGCTAGAGGTTTCCGTCGATCTCATACCTGCGCACTGTCCCCTGTGATTGTGAGGAATGCTCCAACGCATCGACGGGCGTCGGGTCGTTCAACGACCTCTCCTTTCGCTCGCCGTTCGCGTCTTCATAGACGATCACGAACTGGACCTTGTCGATCGGCTCCAAATGACGGTTCGCATTGGCAATGGCAATCCGCGAGCGCGAGGCAGGCGTCAGCCCGATCTCGGCCATGTAGCGGCCCATCAACTCCATCTGCCGGTTGGCGATGTTCAGCCAGGGTGATTGCTGCACGTAGCCAGAAGGTGTCTTGAAGAGCACGGGCGTCTCGTGGAGCTTCCGCTCCGCCTCCACCCAGCGCCCATAAGCCTGGCAGTAAGCTGCGAGCACCGCGCGGTCGACGACGGTGATGACACCCATGCTGACCAGTGTGTCGACGAGCCGGTGCCACTCGGCTCTGGCCTCTTCGCTCAGATGATCCGGACAGTCCGGTGTCCCCTCGGGCGGCTTCGGCTCGGCGTGGTTCCAGGCTCGTTTGCCGCGGTTGCCTTCCGCTCGGCGCCAGGCCGTGGGCTTCTTCGGTGGCCCGCTCATGGCAACTGATCCCGGAGCGCATTGAACACACGCCGCACCGTGTAGCCGCGCAAGATCGAGACGGCGGTGAACACCGAGGCCACGACCAGGTTCTCGGCATAGCCGAAGTCATGACCCATAGCGGGAAACAGGGCGCGCTGCACGACCACCGACAGCACGAAGCCCAGGAGCGTGCTGGTCAGTGTCTCGAAGAAGGAGGCGCTACGCGACTGACCAGCGGCCATCGGCCTTCTCCTTACGGGCGTCCAGGATGGATTTCTTGGCGCTCTCCAGCATCTTCCCGTATTCCGCGAGGGCGTTCAGTTCCTCGTCGCTCAACTGGCTGAGGTCGATCTCGTCGATGGCGTCCTGCTTCACGGCGACGTCGACGCTCTCGCGCCAGCCGCCCTGCGTCTTCAGGAAGAAGATCATCGCCGTGACGTTTCCGGCGCGGGCTTTGGTGACGAGGCTCTGGGCCACGGCACCGATCGCGCGGGCTTTGCCCCTTTTGTAGCGTTCCGATAGGTCCTCGTCGCGGTTCAGGATCGCGAAGAAGGTCGTGCGGCCGATGCCGAGGAAGTCAGCGATCTGCTCGGCGTTCAAAACGGCCGCCAGCGTCTCGACTTCCGTCCGCTGCGCTTCGGTGAGGGTGGTGAGCGGTCGGCCGGTCATGCCGCCACCTCTGGAACTCGCGCAGCCCGAACAGCCGCGAATGTCTCACCCGTCGCCTCCAGCACCGCCTCCCGTCCCGTGAAGGTTTGCCAGCGCTCGACTGCGACGTCGACGTAGGCGGGCTCGAGCTCTACCGCATGGCAGTTCCGCCCGCAGGTCTCCGCCGCAATGATCGAGGAACCTGATCCCGAGAAGGGCTCGTAGACCGCCTGGCCGGCGCTGGAGTTGTTCAGCATCGGGCGACGCATGCATTCCACCGGCTTCTGGGTCCCGTGCACCGTGGCAGCATCCTGGTCGCGGCTCGGGATGCTCCAGAGCGTGGTCTGCTTCCGATCGCCCGACCAGTGACCCGTGGCCTTCTGCCGAACGGCATACCAGCAGGGCTCGTGCTGCCAGTGGTAGTCCCCGCGGGAAAGCACCAGCCGTTCCTTGGCCCAGATGATCTGGCTCCGGATCGCGAAGCCGCAGACGACAAGGCTCTCAGCCACTGTGGTCGCATGCAGCGCCCCGTGCCAGACATAAGCCACGTCTCCCGGAAAGAGCGCCCAGGCTTCCCGCCAGTCTGCCCGGTGGTCATTCAGGACCTTGCCGATGCGCTTGGTCTTTGCCGCACCGACCTGATTGCGCCAGGTAGGGTCATACTCCACGCCATAGGGCGGATCGCTGACCATCAGGTGCGGCCGCACTCCGGTCAGCACCTTTGCGACCGTCGCCGCATCCGTCGCATCACCGCAGATCAGCCGGTGGTTCCCCACAAGCCAGAGGTCGCCGGGCTGCGAAACAGGGACGGCTGGGGCCGGCGGGATGTCGTCTTCCCGCTCGTCCCTCTCGCCGGACCGCAGCAGCGCGTCCAGTTCGGCGGCGTCGAAGCCGAG